CCTCTCACTTGGGAGGGTATAGCGGCATGGTGTAACCTCACTGGAATTGTGTTATCTTCATGGGAACTAGAGACTGTTAAAGCCCTCGATATGGCATGGGTCGGGGCGATGAATGAGGATAACGGCTGATGGCTAGTCTGAATCAGGTTACGCTTGAACTTAAAGTCACGGGTGAGCGCCAAGCCACGAAGGCGCTCAAAGACTTTGCCGAGGCTGGTAATAAGGTTGGTACTTCTGTTGGGCAACTTGGAAGGAAGTTGTCTAGCATTGAGGGTGAATGGAAATCACTGAGTGCGGCAAATAGACGTGGTGTTCTTGACGCAAAAGCCCTTGAATCCGCAAAGCGTAAACTAGCCAAACAACTTTCTGATCTGACCGGACAGACAATCTCTGAATCAAAAGCAACCCTTACAGCCATAAAAAATTCAGAAGCTAGGGCTATTGCTGATAGACAAGCTGCCCAGGCAGCGCAGGAATTGGCCAAGCAAAAGAAGTTGCAACAGGCTATAGATCAAAGAGAAATCCAATCCTATAATCAACTTCGTGCAGTTATTGACCAGTCATACGCTGCCCGTATGCGATTGAAGCAGGCAGCAGATACGCTTCGTGCAGCAGAGCGTCAGGGTCTTATTACCCGCGAACAAGCGATTGAACAGTTGCGGCAATATCAAGCCGCCGCGCGAGCAGCAGGTGCGGCTGGTAATATGGCAGCACGTCGGACAAACCAACTCGGCGTTCTGATGCAGCAAACTGGTTATCAGGTCGGCGACTTCGCTGTTCAGGTGCAGAGCGGAACAAATGTGATGGTGGCCCTTGGTCAACAGGCCACACAACTTGTCGGTACATTTGGTATGCTTGCCAAGTCAACCCGTATGATTGGTTTGTTCGCGGGGCTTGGCATTGCTATTCCTATTCTGACAGCCATTGCAGGTGCGCTTATGCGTGTCAAAAATGAAGCTGAACTGACCGAAGAGCCGTTTAACGAATTGAGAGACACGCTTACTAATATCCAAGAGATAAGGCTTGATGGCATAGCCAAGGAGTTTGCTGAACAAGCCGAGGCGGCAAAGCAATCATTCAATGATATACTAGGGATACTTGAAAGAGTAGAAGCGAGAACATTAAAACAACAACTTGAAGCGCCACTTATGGCCGTAATCAGGGAAATTGAAAGTTTTGATTACAGATCAACTGTTATGGGTAGATATGGTGAAGTTGATTTTGAAAGTACATTCGGTCTTAAAAGTCGGCAGGAAGCTATTTTCTTAGCTACTCAACTTCGTCGTCTTGATGGTGAAACTAAAGAAGAATTACAACAGCAAGCAGAATCAATATCTGAGGCACTTTATCTTCGTGGATTACTGACTCCAGAAATTGAAGCAATGCTGGCTAAACTAGCTGAGCAACTTTCCATTCAACAGGATGTGAACTCAGAAGCAGAGAAAAATACTGAAGAAACCAATAAAATAGAAGAAGCATTGAGCCGCCAAGTTACGCATCAAATGCAAATCGCCACATTGCAAAAAGAAATCAATGATGGCGTAAATGAAATTCTTGCTTCGCGTGATGCAGAACTTCAAAGATTGGAAGATCAGACTAAAATAAATAATCTTATATTGAAATACGGTGAAGATTCAAACCAAGTCACTGAGGCGAAACTCGCTTTAGAAAGAGAGATTTTTAGAGCCAAGCAAATTGAAAATGGGATTCTTGGCAATAATCTAAAGTTAGTAATGGATGCTTATGATGCGTATGTTGCTTCACAGACGGCTGTTGATAATGTAGCAAAAGCGACAGAAAAAAGTAAAAACATTTTTAGCGAACTTTTTGACATGCTCAGGAATGCGAGCATGGACAATTTACTTACTCAGTTTGACTTGTTGAACGCGAAAATAGGAGCCGCTATTTTTGGATCCGGGACTCTTATCGGAAGACTTCAAAGAGGCTTTAACGCTGCACTTGCAGCCGCGCAAGCCGCTCAAGGTAATGTTGAAGCACGTATCACACAGGCAACAACACCTGGTGGCCCCGGTGGGCTTTTACCTCAAGACCCTAGCGCAGAGTTCCAACAAACATATGACCCATCATATGTTGGGTATACTTATGATAAACTAGCAGAAAGTTTACGCGGCGGCACCTCCGGCGCAGGTACAGGTGCGGCACGAGTACAAGAAGATTACCTTAAAAAGTTGCAAGAGGAGGCCGATCAAAAACTTCGGATGATTGGCTTGTCAGAAGAACAGCAAAGGTATCAGGAAATTGTCAACGAATTGCAAGAACGCGAACTTGAAATAGATGATGAGCGTATTAAGAAAATTATAGAAACAGAAGAGGCAATCAAAGAAGCATCAGAAGCTGAAAGCCGTCGTCAAAACATAATGCGCACAATAAATAGCAGCATTGAGACGGCCTTTATGGGGTTAATTGATGGCAGTAAGTCTGTTGAAGATGCATTCACTGGAATGATCCGTGCAATTTTAGAAGAGATTGCGATGCAAGCAATCGTAAAACCTATTGCAAGTGGCATAACTGGCTTTTTAAGCGATATAATACCAAACGCCAATGGCAACGCCTTCTCTGGAGGCAACGTCATCCCCTTCGCCAATGGTGGCGTTGTCGGTGGACCTACAGCTTTCCCGATGAGCGGTGGACGCATGGGCCTCATGGGCGAGGCTGGACCTGAAGCCATCATGCCGCTAAAACGCGGTAAGGGTGGCAAGTTGGGTGTTGTGGCTGAGGGCGGTGGTGGTAACGTCACCGTTCAGAACCACTTCCATATCGCTGCCAATGGCGATGACAGCGTAAAACGCATCATTGCGCAGGAAGCGCCGAAGATTGCCAACCTGACACAGAAGCAAGTTCTGGAAGCCCGCTCTCGTGGCGGTGCCTTCAGGACAACATTCGGAGCATAACGAATGGCTATATCCTACCCTCTCTCCCTGCCTACCAGCATCGGTATCGAGTCCATTGAACTTCGTGCTGTGAACGCTGTAGCAACCAGTCAGTCGCCGTTCACCTACAAGCAGCAGATCGTTGCGCATGGAGGGCAGCGGTGGGAGGCGTCCATCGCAGTTGCGTCAAACATACGTCGTGACCTTGCTGCGCCGTGGAAAGCCTTCCTGACGGCTCTCAAGGGGCAGCAAGGCACCTTCCTGCTTAGTGACCCTGACTACGCCACGCCGCGTGGTGATGGAACTGGAACACCCTTAGTGAATAATGGTTCAACAATAAATGCTGGCTCATTTGTCGTAGGGACGCGCTATGAAATTGCGACTGTAGGAACCACTAATTGGGTGTCTATTGGAGCTGAAACAGGATCAGTAGGTGAGCAATTCGTAGCGACTGGCGCAGGAAGTGGAACAGGAACCGCAACAGCATGTCAAACAGGAGCAACTCTTGTGATTGACGGAGCGACTGCTGACACAACAGGGTGGTTGAAAGCGGGTGATTATATCCAACTCGGTTCTGGAAGTTCAGCAACTTTACACACAATCCTTATAGATGCAGATAGCGATGGCTCAGGGAATGTAACACTTGAGATATGGCCTGATTTACGAAGATCTCCATCGGACAATTCCGCAGTCGTTGTCAACAATCCCAAAGGTGTGTTCCGTTTAGCGCAGAACATCTCGTCATGGTCTATCAACAATTCCAGCGCCTATGGTATAAGTTTTGAAGCAGTGGAGGCAATTACCTGATGGCTGACCAAAAGATTTCCGAACTCAACGCAATCACTGGTGCAAATGTAGACGACGCCAATGATGAACTTGCTATTGTTGATGCAGACGCGTCTGAGACGAAACGCATTACTCGTGCGGAGTTGTTCAAAGGTATTGATGGGAATGTTGGCATTGGGGAGAGTAGTCCTAATCAGAAATTAGACGTAGCTGGGAATATTGTTCTTAGCGGACAATCAACAGACCCTCAATTTGTTAGAGTCGGCACTGGAAGAACAGATAACGGATTTAGCTTTATCGACTTTGTAGGTGACACAACTCACATTGCTTATGGGCTTCGTGTAATCAGAAACAACAGCGGGCCAGACACCCTTAGTCAAATTCTGCATAAAGGGACTGGCGGTTTACGCCTTAATGCAGAAGATGCTGGTTTTGTATCAGTCTTGACTGATGGCTCTGAGCGTATGCGCGTCACCAGCACAGGTGACGTAGGTATTGGAACCTCAACCCCTGCCCACCAGTTTGAAGTAGAAAACTCTACTGGCAGTGCGATTATTGCCGCCACGTCCAGCGTAACTGGAACAACTCAAATTCGTATGGGTGACACTGCCAATACAGGTGCGGGCCGTATTGAATACGACAACTCCGCGAATGCCATGAGCCTACATACGGCTGGAAATGAGCGTGTGACAATCACCTCCGCAGGTGATGTTGGAATTGGCACAACCTCTCCAGGCTCTAAACTGTCTGTTGTCGGCCTCCCTACATCTTCCGCTGGTCTTTCAGCGGGAGACATCTGGAATGATAGCGGAACTCTAAAGATTGTAACGTAAGGGATGAATAATGAACGCGAATGACATTATCGCCCATTACGCAATGGAACGCCTCCAGTTGATGATTGAACTGCAAGAGGTAAAGCAGCGTATTGCCGAACTTGAGCAAAGCATTAAGGAATCCAAAGAATGATTACATATGAATGGTCAATCAAAACGCTTGAACACAAGGTGTCCGATGGTGGTGTGATAGTTGCGCATTGGTCCTGCCTTGCGCAAGAAAATGAACATCTATCTTGCGCATATGGCTCTGAAAGTTTCACACCGGACCCCAACAACCCTGACTTCATTCCATACGATCAACTGACTGAGGATGATGTTCTGGGTTGGGTTTGGACTGAAGTAGACAAAGCCCATGTTGAATCCAAACTTGAAGCGCAGATCGAAGAACAGAAAACGCCGCAGACTACCACAGGAGTTCCTTGGTAAATGGCAACTCGTGACATCTCCACATCCGTATCAGGCGCTCTTGATAGCGATGTAGTCTATCCGTTTTTTGCGATAGAACTGCTGTTTGACAGTGCTCCTATTTACCTATGGACAGGCGCTGGTACACTTGTTTATGGAGGTATTAGTTATGTAGGCACTGGTAATCTTTTGAATGTCAGTAGCATTGAAGAGACAACTGAACTTGCTGTTAGGGGCGCTACGATTACGCTGAGTGGAATGAGCAGTGAAGTTATTAGTCTTGCACTGCAAAGCCCGTATCAAGGACGTGTATGCAATATATACTTTGGTATGTTTGCTAAAGGTCAAGTCCTTAAAGAGGATGGCGAATATCTTCTGCTTGAAGATGGTAATCGAATTGGTCTTGAGATTCAGGACACTGGCCTCACGCAAATCTTTTCCGGTTACATGGATGAGATGAACATTGATGAGGGCGCTGAGTTTGGAACGATTGAACTCAAGGTAGAGAACAAACTGATTGACTTGGAACGTCAGCGCACACGTCGCTACACAAGTGAATACCAGAAATCTGTGTATTCTGGCGACTTGGGTTTGGACTTTGTGGAGTCGCTGCAAGACAAGAAAGTGGTATGGGGCCGTGCGGGATGAAGTATCGGCAAGAATTTCTTGATGATGTAAGAGGAGAAGTAGAGGCGCTGATTCAATTTCACTACGATGAAGTGTATCCTATTCGCAATGTGTTTGATTGGGATATGGATTGGGATACATACGAGAAACTTGAAGAGTTAGGTATGCTCAAGATTTTCACTGCGCGTGATGACAGGAAACTTGCTGCCTATCTTTGGGTTATTATCAGCCCTAATCTTCATTCAAAAGGTTCTGTTATAGCCTGCGATGATGGTTTGTTCGTGACTAAAGATTATCGAGGCGCATCAGTCGCCAAAGACTTGATACGGTTTACTGAGAAGTGTCTAAAAGAAGATGGGCTGAAAGTCTTTCATATTGTGGGAACGACAGAAAAGCCGATTGATGCACTTATGAAGCGCATGGGGTATAGTGCTGTGGAAACTAAATTCCAGAAGGTGCTCTGATGGCTATCGTTTCTGCGGCTATCGCAATAGGTAATGCCGTCCTCGGCTTCTTGGCAATACAAACAAGTTCACTGTTTGTTATTGCGGCAGTGGGTTTTTTAACACAAGCCGCCATCGGACTCGCCCTCAACGCCCTCACACCCAAACCAAAGGTGCGCGGTGCAAATCGAGGGTATCAGGTATCTACACGAGGCTCCGCTCTAGATCACCAGATTATCTATGGGCGTATGCGCACAGGCGGTGTGATTGTCTTTGACGAAACGACAGGCGTAAACAATCTTTTTCTCCATAGGATCATTGCCTTTGCAGGACATGAGGTTGAGTCGTTTGATGAGGTTTACATTGATGATGAAGTTCTGACGCTGGACACGAACGGTGAAGTAACTGCACCCGCCAAATACGCCGGTAAGATTCGCATAAACGAGCATCTCGGTGCGGCGGATCAACTTGCCGACGCGGATCTTGTATCAGAGTCACCAAAGTGGACAGCGGAGCATCGCCTGCGCGGTATTGCCTATCTGTATATCAGGTTGCAGTTTGACCAGAACGCTTTTCCAAATGGTGTGCCTGACATCACCGCCACCATCAAAGGGAAGAAGGTCTACGATCCTCGCACAGAGACAACAGCGTGGAGTGACAACCCTGCGCTCTGTCTTCGGGACTATCTGAGTGAACCCTACGGCCTTGCTGAAGAAAGCGCCAACATTGATGATGAGATTGTGTCGGACGCTGCGAATGTTTGTGATGAACTCGTTGAGAGGCCGGTAAACACTATGTATGTCGGCGGTGAATACAAAATTAAAACTGTCGGCACTACAGATTTTACTTTGTATGGATCGCCAAACAATGATGTCGGAACTGTTTTTACGGCAACTAGTGTTCCCGGAGCAGAATCTGGTGCCGGTGGGACAGGAACTATTGAGGTCGCACGCTACACCTGCAACGGCGCGTTCGTTACGCAGTCTGCCCCGGTAGACATGCTCAATGATATGCTGACTTCTATGGGCGGTCTGCTCTGGTATGCTCAAGGCGAGTGGCGCATGAAGCCTGCCTATTATGTTGCGCCAACTTTATCATTTGACGAGGATGATCTGCGTAGCAACATTGCTGTCAAAACACGTCATTCTCGCCGTGACAACTTCAACACCGTCAAAGGGACATTCAGGGGTGAGGAGTCCAACTGGCAGGTAACGGACTATCCTGAAGTCTCCAATGCGGCATTTGTCACTGCTGATAACAACCAAGAGAGTGTTCTTGATCTTGAACTGCCGTTTACTGACAACGCGGATGAGGCCCGACGCATTGCCCGTATCGTTCTGGAGCGTAATAGGCAGCAGCTTACTGTCAGCGCGTCGTTCGGCCTAAGAGCGTTTCAGGTCCAAACGGGCGACATCATCAACCTGACAATCGAGCGTTTCGGCTGGACGAACAAAGAGTTTGAGGTCACAAGTTGGACCTTTGGGCTGGCCGATAATCAGGACTTGCAGGTGCAAATGACGCTTCGTGAGATCAGTGAAAGCGTCTTTGATGAAGTGGATGATGGCGTTGTCTATGAGCGTGATAACACAACGCTGCTTTCGCCATTTGAGGTTCCGGCTGTTGGATTCACAGAGATTGTCTCCGAAACAAAAGTAATCCAAGAAAAATTGACGAATGTTGTCAGTTTTAATGTTTCATCTGGTCGGCCTGAAGGGATTGATCTTGTTGAGGTTCAGTTCAGAAAAAGCAGCGATACAGAATGGAGTAACTTAGGTACTGGCGAGTTAGGTAAGTTTGAGATTGTTGACCTTGAAGCTGTTAATTATGATTTCCGCGCAAGGCCTATAAATACCTTTGGAGTTAAAGGTGATTGGGAGTTTCAGTTTAATGTGAGCGGCGCTAAGACACCGGGTGATCCATCAGATGTGTCTGGACTCACTGCTGAGGTAAACGGCGCAACCATCCATCTGGAATGGGAACCTATCCCTGATCTTGATCTGTCCTACTATCGCATTCGTCACTCCATTGAGGAGGCCAGTGCGACATGGGCAAACGCGACTACGGCTGTAGATAAAATTCCGCGCCCAGCCACGGCTGTATCTCTCCCTGCTCGTCCCGGAACATATCATATACGAGCGGTCAATAAATCAGGAAATTCATCAACCAATTACACTTCCATCGTAGTGCCTGAAGCCAATCTGCAAGACTTCGCCAACACCGACACGCAGACAGAAGATCCGACATTCAGCGGAACAAAAACCGGATGTTCGGTTGTATCAAGCGCACTTGAAATCACTGACGTATCTTCAGCGCCGTCTACGGCTACTTATGACTTCAGCACGTACATTGACACTGGTTCCGTCAGGCGTGTTCGTAGTCGCATTGAGGCTAATGTTGAAAGGGATGATAAATCAGCAGGTCTGTTTGATGATCTGCCGGGGCTATTCGATTCGTTGCCTGGTTTGTTTGACGACTTTACAGGCACTGCTCAGTTTGCTGATACCAATGTTCAGTCTTACATATCTATAACGCAAGACGATCCTGCTGGCTCACCAACATGGTCTGACTATCAACTCTATCGTGCGGGCGAGTATTCTGGACGGGCTTTCCGCTTCCGTGTTATCCTGTCGTCAACATCCGTAGACGTAACACCTTCAATCACTGGACTTAAAGCCATCGTGGAGTATGACTAAATGGCTCAACACGACTTTGATATTGCCAATCAGTCAGCGCCAGACTTTCGCTCTGACCTGAATAATGCTCTTGAGGCTCTTGCGTCTCTTTCTTCTGGTGGCACTGCCCCATCCACGACATATGCAAACATGCTGTGGTACGACACAGCCAACAATATCTTGAAGATGCGATCAGAGGCCGACGACGCTTGGATTAGTATTGGTTATTTGGATCAGACAGCAAACGCCTTCCGTATTCTTGATGATACGCAGGTTACGAACACAAGCGGAACCCAGACAGGCTTGCTTGGCGATCAGGCAACAGCGACATGGGAGACGGGAACTGCCACGACGGAAAGTCTTGTTAGCCCTGCCAAAGTGAAAGCGGCTGTTGAGGCTTTGGCTCCTTCTACGGATGTAGGGACTGGGACTGCGGCTCTATCGGCTGGTGCCATCGGAACGTATTGCTTTGCGTCTGGGCCAACTACTGCATTCGGCTCAACTACAGCAGGATCAAATCTAAACCCAATCTCTGCAATGTATGTTGCAAATAATATGGCTAATCAAGTTGGCACTGGATCTGGTCCAACGACAGGCAGCTACCTCTCAGGAACATGGCGTGCTATGGGGCAGGCTCAGGCAAGTTGGAC